CTTGTGTTCCTTGAGTACCTTGATGTCCTTGGAGACCTTGATTTCCTTGAAGACCTTGTGTTCCTTGAGTACCTTGATCTCCCTGAAGACCTTGAGTACCTTGTGTTCCTTGATTACTTAAACCTTGAAGACCTTGTGTTCCCTGAGTTCCTTGATCTCCCTGAAGACCTTGAACACCTTGATTACTTAATCCCTGAAGACCTTGTGTGCCTTGAAGACCTTGAGTACCTTGATGTCCTTGGAGACCTTGATTTCCTTGAAGACCTTGCGTTCCCTGGTGTCCTTGAAGACCTTGATTACCTTGAAGACCAGTATCACCAATATCACCAGTTCTTGCAAAAGTAAGTACTATAAGATCATCATTATTTAATGAAGAAACAGATCCACTTAAATATGTTATAGGGACACTGAAATACTCGCTATATTCAGTACTTAACCCAACTATAGAGAATAAAGAAGATAAATTAGATCCTTCTGGTTTTATACTAAAATGACCTTTAATATTGGAAGTAGAATCGTCAATAGTTCTAATAAAAGTAGTTAAATCAGTTGAATTTGAATCTATCTTACTAATATAAAGGTAAGAAGCAGAATTTAACTGTACAGTATTAAATCCTACATTCCCACTTCCAGGGTCTTCGTCTATAACACTAGTATTATAGTACAAATACTCAAAAGAAGCTCCACCAAAAGACCCCTCAGCACCCTGAAGTCCTACTGCTCCCGAACTTCCAGCAAATCCTTGTAATCCTTGAGTGCCTTGAACACCTTGATTACTTAAACCTTGATTACCCTGAAGACCCTGAAGACCTTGAAATCCTTGAGCACCCCTTTCACCCTGTAAACCTTGAACACCTTGGTTACTTAAACCTTGAAGACCTTGTGTTCCTTGAAGACCTTGAGTTCCTTGATCTCCCTGAAGACCTTGAACCCCTTGATTACTTAATCCCTGAAGACCTTGAGTTCCTTGTGTTCCTTGATTGCCTTGAAGACCTTGATTACCTTGAAGACCTTGAGCACCTTGAGTTCCCTGGTGTCCTTGAAGTCCTTGATTGCCCTGAAGTCCTTGAGATCCTTGAAAATTACTTAAAGATCCTTGAACACCTTGATTACTTAAACCTTGAAGACCTTGAGTACCTTGTGATCCATAAATGCTAGATACTACCTTAATACCATTTCCTTCTCCGGATTCTAATCTAATCCGTGTATTATCTCCTTCTCCAGTTCCCAATCTAACTCTAATAGACATTATAGTCCTCTAAAATATAAAAAACTTTAATGATCTTAATCAAAGATCTACTTTTTTATATTTATAAAGTGATTTTATACTCTATTTTTTGTCTTATTTATTTTGTTTATTTTGTTTTTTAGAACATGCATTTCTTGCCCAAGCACGACTTAAACTATTTACATAAGAACAAGATTTTTGTTTTTTTCCACAATGAGGACAAACAGCATCGGGAGGATCTGAAATATATCCGTCAGGAGTATACATCTTTTTATTTTTTTGATTTTCTGCTTGTTTTCGTTTACGGTAATTCAAAACTTATTGGTAGCAAACTATAGAGATTGGTTTAGTAATATTATTTTCTTTATTTTTTAATTCTTCAATGATATTGGGAGACGCAATTACTTCGTTAAGTAGTGCTTCTTTTACCCTAACTTGAATATTATTTAACATTCTTTTCCACCAAAAAATATTTTCTTCTTGCATACTTTGTAAAATATCAAATTGAAATTGAACTTGCTGACATTTTTGAGTTGCTTCTTCCCAACTTTGGGCATAAATCCAAGGTGGTTTTTCTTCAAAAAAATTAAAAGTCCAATCAATTTCTTCTTCTGGACCAACAATAACAGGAATTGCTCCAGATATTGTAGCCTCATAATTTCTAAAACAATCCAAAGAAAAATTTCCCCTCCCACAAGGAACAAATATTGATTCTGAGTATAAATCAAAAACCTCACTTGTTGGCATATAAGCATTACAAACTACAATATTTTTCCACATAGACCAAAAAGAATTTATCATTTCCCTTCTATCATTTTTAAGAACTCCAACCCAAGACCAAGTATATTTTCTTTCTGAAATTGGTTTTAAAGTTTTTTTACGATCATAAAATTGATTTACATATCCTAAAGGAATTGGAAATAAGTTATCACTGTAAGAGTAAAGTTGAGTTTCATGCCTATGCTGTTTTAAAAATAAATTACAAAAATTTGCCAATAAATTATGAATTTCATTATGTTCATGAAAACATTCATCTGCTAATTGTATTATAATTTTTGGTTTACACTTTAAAACTAAATTTTTAACTTGTTCATACGTTGGTGGAAATCCAAAATGACTGTATCGTGTTGGATCGGCACAATTATAAACAAGAACATCATAGTCTTTATTTAACTGATTTTCGCCACCAACTAAAATATAATCACAATCAATATGTTTATAATTTGCAAAAATATCATTTAGAATATACTCATGATTATTTACTGGAGAATCAACTCCATAAAACAAAATAGATAATTTATATTCTACAATATGATTCATACAATTACAGGTTCACCATAACCTTCATTAAGTCTAATTCTTTCTGGATTAATTTGATTTACTTGTCCAGCAGGTAATCCAATCTGCCCAGGAAGTTGCTTATCAGTAGTAGAAGAAATATCAATCACCTGATCCATAAGAAAACGATGACGACTGTAAGACCGATTATGCGGATCGAAACTCACCATCATAAGTGCGTCATTAATATCTCCACAATGTGCGATGACTCTTCCAGTTCTATTGTCTGTTACGTTCCAATATTCGTTCATTATTTAAGTCCTTTTCTTTATTATAAGATACTTTGGCAGGTCTGTAAAGGTTGGGCCAAGTATCACGAATGATTTCTGCCAGTTTATATGGAGTTGTTGAATTTATCATGAAGCATTATTCCTTCTTGGACGATAACTGTAAAGATTTGTTGGTAATGGAGGTTTCATCCAGTCTTCTATTTTATTCAAACTATCTTCATTATAAAAGTCTTGTTGGACATACCATAACTTCCAATACTCATGACCTTTAGATTGATTACAAGAATGGCAACAGCATACTACATTTCTTGTAATATCTAAACCACCTTTTGATTGTGGAACAACGTGATCTAATGTTAAATTTTCTTCGGAGTTACAGTAAGCACATTTATGACTCCAACTTTCTTTTATCTGCTTTCTCCATAATCGTTTTGCTTCAGATGAACTTGTTGTCTGTAAATTGAACAAGTAGTCTTGAGGCGACTGGAGAATATTCATAAGTACTTGCAACTTATGAATATTTATTTCATAGATCTTGGTCAGTATTTTTCCAATGCATACATTCCATTTTTCTCCACAATCGCAGAGCAAGTATCCACAAAATCTCCACAGCACATATACAGAATTTTATTAAAATACCGTATATTTGCCGAATGAATATGACCACATATTACACCATCATACTTCTTATCTCTTTGAGCACAATAAGAAGCAATATCAGTCTCATACTGATTGATATAATTCTTACCACGCACACTATTCTTTAAGAAATACACCAAAGAGAATCGGAAGAATCTTTCCAACCACAAACTCAGGGGTGTAATAATCTCATATCCTTTGTTGAAAATGAGTTGTTTCCAAGACCCAGAAGAATACTCAGAATACTTATCTCCGTGAATACAAAGAAACTTATTTCCCTTTGAGTCTTTATGTGTATACTCATCTACCATTTGAAAGTTCTCGTGCTCAAAGTTCGTGTAACGACGAATCTGTCCTTCATGATTTCCAAGTATATAAACGATTTCTGTCCCCTTCTTTGCAAGGTTTAGAATCTGATGAACGCATTCTGTATGTTCTTTTGCCCAACGAGTATTATATTTTTCCATACAGTAGATGTCTATAATATCACCTACCATCACTAACTTTTTAGTTTTGAGTTCTTTCAGAAACTTCAGAAACTTTTCACTATTACATCTAGGTGTTCCTAAATGTATATCAGAAATGAAAACTGTATCGTAAGTCATAATCAAAATCTTTTGGGAGTATATTCCATTCCTTCTAGAAGTGTATCTAACATTGATCCATATTCTTTAAATCTTCTATCTCCTGCGACGAAACATCTTTGTCTCATCCATAATGCATCTGCAAGAAGTTTAATTTGTTCTTCTGAAAGTTCTAGGTTTTTCATTAGTAAGAAATAACTGTTTTATGTATTAGAGATCTTGTGTAATGGACAATATAAACATAATGATACCAAAGAGTTGAAATAGAAAAAGAATTAAAAGAAATGACATAAAAAAAGGAGTTCTTGTAGAACTCCCTTATTTATTTTAGAGTGCGTTGCCTCTCGGTAGAACTTCCTCGGGAAAGACAAATCGTTCCCCTGGCTGATCAACAGGTGCCATCCACGCTCTTAACCCCTCATTAAGAAGTATATTTTTTGTGTAAAATGTCTCAAATTCCGGGTCTTCAGCAGCACGAATCTCCTGACTTACAAAATCGTAAGCACGTAGATTAAGGGCAAGACCAATGATACCAATGCTGGAAGTCCAAAGACCCATGACAGGAACAAATAGCATGAAGAAATGCAACCAACGCTTGTTACTAAAAGCAATACCAAATATCTGTGACCAGAATCGGTTTGCAGTAACCATTGAATACGTTTCTTCTTCCTGTGTAGGTTCAAATGCTTTGAAAGTGTTTGATTGATCACTGTCTTCATAAAGTGTGTTTTCTACAGTTGCTCCGTGAATCGCACAGAGTAGTGCTCCTCCCAGTATACCAGCAACTCCCATCATATGGAAGGGGTTGAGAGTCCAGTTATGGAAACCCTGAAGAAACAGAAGGAACCTGAAGATTGCTGCGACACCAAAGGAGGGAGCAAAGAACCAGCTGGATTGACCCAGTGGATACATTAGAAATACTGAAACAAATACGGCAATAGGACCAGAGAATGCGATTGCGTTGTAAGGACGGATACCTACCAAACGAGCAATCTCAAACTGACGAAGCATGAATCCGATTAGAGCGAAAGCCCCGTGGAGTGCCACAAAAGGCCAGAGTCCCCCAAGTTGGAACCACCTGACGATATCCCCCTGAGCTTCAGGACCCCAGAGAAGAAGAAGAGAATGACCCATAGCGTCTGCTGGGGTGCTTACCGCAGACGTTAAAAAATTGCAACCTTCCAAATAACTGGAAGCAATACCGTGTGTATACCAACTTGTAACAAATGTCGTTCCAGTTAACCATCCACCAAGAGCAAGATAGGCACAAGGAAAGAGCAATAAACCACTCCATCCAACGAACACAAACCTATCACGCTTCAACCAATCATCAAGTAAATCAAACCAACCTTTTTGTTGGTTCGGCAGTGAAAGAGTAGAAGAAGTCATAACCTCCATTATCGTTTCTCATATTTAGTTTACAATACTTTACAAAATAGGTCAATAGGAATTTCTACTCATCTATATCGTGCATCAATAGTTTTATCTGGGTCAAGTCCTTTTGATATTCTATATTGTCTCCATCTTTCCTTTGTTGCTTCACTTCTATTTCTTTTTGCCTCTTCGCTAATATTATGCGGACCAGATGCTCTCTTATTACCTTTACCTGCCTCACTTATTTTCTTCTTCGTCTCATCACTCAATTTTTTACCAACCATATAAGTATTACCTTCTAAACTCTTTGATATTTTTGCCTTATGCTCTTCACTCAACTTCATACCAGTTCTAAACTGTCTCAACTTTTCTTTACTCTCTTCTGTATGCTTCAATTTACCTTTATGTGATTGACTGATTTTTTGTTTGGTTTCTTCTGTATGAACTCTTCCAGTTGGGTCCATCAGCAACCTTACGATTTCTTCTTTACCAATGGTTCCTTCTAAACCTTTCCAAGCACAATAATCTTTGATATTACCATAT